GGCTTGGCATTGTGATGTATTGGTTCCGTGGACAAGATTCCTTTTCGATTGGTATGGGCGACTTCATGGTTATCCTGGCCAAAAAAGCGGGTAACTTCAGGGGCGTCGAAGCGAGTAGCGTTGCGCTGACACTGGTATTCAAGCGTCACTCGCTGACCTTTTCCGTTGACTGGCATGAACACCCGTGATATTTGGGATACATTGGGATATATATCTGGTTATTGCCATCCGCAACAAAACGTGCTAACTTTATGGCAACTCTAGGCAACCGTTCAAAGCGGCGGCCTAGAGTGCTGTACCCTTCGACGCCCACATTAAAGCCCATATATGGCTGCGATGGACGGTTGCCTTTCATCCACAAGGCAATCGTTTTTAATTTCCAAAACATGATGACGAATACCATGAGCGCAGAGATACTCTTTTGGCTTTGGTTGGGTGTGCTAGGCGCTATTCTTGCGCGCTTGGCAATGAGGGCGCTATAGGAGCGCCTGTACCAAGGGAACAGCCATGAACCAGACCAAGCCAGCTCCGCCACCCAAAGAGACACGCCCCAACGTGGCAGGCTCCGGCCATCACTGCCAGGGCAAGACGCCGTGCGGACGCCGCTGTGTGATGAATTCCAGACACCGGCACCAACTTCATACCTGCTCATCACCGACGTGCCTCAAGTGTCACGATCTTAGGTTTAGCCGCTTTAAGGTGGCGGCATAATGGCCCTTCTCTATTCGATTCACGACCGCGACGCCCATCCCCTTGTCCCCGCGGGAGGGTGGATAGTCGAATCTATCGCGCTGATGGAGAATCCAGTTCCGCCTAATTACATGGCGATCCGCTCAGATATTAACTGGATCGTAAGGCTTAATTGGGCACACAATGGCGTGGATGGAACCATACCTCTGCCTGGGCAGTGGGACGAATTTAGTAAACGATGCGTAGATTATCTCTCACGTAGTAAAGGCGCCAACGTGGTCATAATAGGCAATGAGCCTAATCACAAACAAGAATGGCCACATGGTATCAAGATTGAGCCGGAGGGATACAGTGATTGCTTCAACCTTTGCTTTCGGGCCATTACGCACGAACGGCCTGATGTTGAGGTGTTGACCGCAGCCGTGGCGCCCTGGGACATCACTAGCGGTATTGACTGGCTTGCCTATTACAAGCGTATGTTGGCTCCCGTCGTCGATTGCGCTGGTTTGGCGGTGCATGGCTATTGTCATGGCGCTGACCCCAACCTGATATGGTCTACCGAAAAGACACACGGCTGGTATTGGCACTTCCCCGTCATCTACCAGACGATCCAGGCCATCCCGTCCAAGTTTGCCACGCGGCCTGTGCATGTAACCGAAACTGACCAGGGCGACAATGCTTGGGTAGATGCCAATACAGGCTGGGTGCAAAATGCTTACGAGTCAGTCAACGACCATAACCGTTCACCTAGCACGCAAAAGATTTACTCGCTTGCCCTATACCGTTGGCGGGGCGATAAGTACGAAATTTACAACAAGAAGGGCGTCGTCGATGATTTCCTCGATGCCGTTGAGTATGGGTACCGCTCGCCCATCGCTGATCACGAAGTGGGGACGCTGCCGCCCCATCCCACGCCTGAGCCGCCAGAGCCGCCACAGCCCACGCCTGCGCCAGCGCGTGACATCGACCCGCGCCTACTCGCCCGCGGCGTCCATTTCGACTATGTGCATGTACCGGCAGGGACAGGCTATTGGCGTATTACGAAGGCGTTTTGGCTGGATGAGCAAGAGGCCGATGCTGTGGGTCCGGACCATCATGCGCTAGGTACTCTAGTGCGCGACGGCAAAGAAATTGCCGATATTCCGCTGCGCGTCGATTGGCCCAGCGGCAATACCACGGTTATCAGCAAGAGAGATCAGCCGAACGCCTCATTCAACTGGGATTTTCCAATGTCGCCATCGCTGAACGAGTATAGCGTCTACGTTGCCGACGGCAATCCAAGTGATAAGGCGTCAGGAATCGGAATGGGCAAAGGCGGCAACCCGTCGGTGCATACAAGTACGTGGATTGACTTCGAATGGATAATCTCTGAGGGCAGCGGGCCTGGTACTGGGGAGCCTGACCCGCCGCCTATCCTTCCTCCTTTGATACCGGCAGGGGAGTTGGTTCATCCCCTGCCTGGGGCGGTCATCACGCAGCGGTTTGGGGAAAATCCTGAGAACTATAAGCAATTCGGCCAATCTGCTCACAATGGGACGGATTTAGGAAATAAAGCTGAACGCACTCCAGTTTGCTGTATTGCAGATGGCGAGGTTGCTTATGTCGGCTTTGATGAGCGAGGCTATGGATTTTATTGTCGCGTGGCGCATCCACAGTTGGGGCTATTCAGCTTCTACGCCCATCTAGCGGTATCGGCCTCGGTGACGATAGGGCAGCGTGTCGAAGCGGGACAGACTATCGGTTTGTTGGGCAGCACGGGTAACAGTTCTGGAATTCACTTGCATATCGAAATTCGAGAGATGAATCCTGATGGCAGCTATGGCGAGGGGCAGTATGGCTACACTCAGGGCAGAGTTGACCCGGAGACTGTCTTTCATGTTTTGGGCAGCAAGCTCTAAAGGAGCATCACATGTCCGCTTTACTCAGTCTCTTGATCACCATCATCGTCGTTGCACTCATCTGTTACATAATTTTCTGGGCATTGGGCCAGATGACATTGCCGCAACCTATCAGGACAGTGATCGTCGTTTTGGTAGCTCTCATTCTGATTGTGTTCATCGTCCAGAGGTTTAACCTCTTGGCGGGCATGTAGGCTATGGACTTGCCAAAAGGCAACCTGCTCGCCTTCCTGGTTGTGTGCCTAGCTGCCGTCTTTTTTGCAGAACTCCAAGTGAGACAGACCGCCTCACTCAGATGGGTTTGCCTTGCCCTTGTTTATCTTACGGTGATGGCAATGACGATTTGGCTCTATAGCGGGGCTTAACCATGACGACAGATAACTGGTTTGCCGCCATTGTCTTTTTCGCCGTCTATGTTTTGGCGATCATGCTCCTTGACGGCGCGCACAAGGCGCACATTAGCGCGCTCAAGCAGGTACATAACGCTGAGTTAGCGGGGCTACGCGGCTATATCCGCACGTTGAATCGGGAGCGCAAGTGGCTAGAGGCAGAGCTGGCGCGCGTCAAGGCGAAGATGGCGCTACGGCAGGAAGTAGGCTATGACCCGGTGCATATTCAGTATCTACCGCCAAGCGAGGAATATGATGGGGATGGATAACGAACAAAAAATGGACAGGATTTTGGAAGGGGAGTCGCAAACCGTGCCCGAAAACAATTGGGGAGCCCTCTGGGCCCGCAACTAAGCTAAGGGGCTATACAAGGAACTGCACGGGATTTACATCCCTATACGGCAGTCACCTGTGGCGGACTTTTCATGCTTTGCCCGCAGAGACTTCGCAATCAACGAGTCGCAAAGGCGGGCAAACATGAAAACACAGAGGGGCGACCAGGGGCGGACGAGGCAAGCCACCCAGAAAGTTTGAGCCATGAGCGATTACGATAGCACAGCCGATACTCAAGATCACATTAGCAAGGTGCAATGGCGTCTAAAGCAGATGCGTGACCAGCTATACCTACGCGGCGAGGTGCATGACTTGAGTAAGCTGCGTGAGCCAGAGAAATCTATTTTTGATGTGATGACGCCACGACTCAAAGAACTTACCTATGGCAGCTATGAGTATCAAATGGCGCTCGGCGAGATGCACGAAGCTTTGGCACACCATTACCAGGCCAACAGCCACCATCCTGAGCATTATACCCGTGGCATCGACGGCATGAGCTTACTCGATTTAGTAGAAATGTTGTGCGATTGGAAGGCGGCAACGGAGCGAGTCGCTGATGGCGATATTGTCAAGTCGCTGGAAATCAACAAAGCGCGTTTTGGCATATCTGACCAACTCACCGCCATCTTGCTTAATACAGTGCTTGATATGAAGTGGCAATATAACGAAACCTAAGCCGGTTCTGGTGTTCTCTTGGCTAATTTAGCCTTATGTACTGGCGTAATGACGACCAGTTTACCGTCAGCGATTTCTTCGATGACGCGCCGCCAGGAGTAGGTATTGACGGCAGGGCCACGCGTAGCAATGGCGCCCAGGCGTTCGGCCAATGCTTCCCAGGCCGCCCATTGCTCAGGAGTCATGGAGAGGATGCGTTGTTCGTAGATGGGTATCATTGATATCTCTAGTTTAGATACGATTCTGCGATCCATATATCACGAATGGATTACGCCAATCAAGTATGAAACCTTACCATAACAATCCGCGCCGTATCTCAGACAAGCAACTAGCCGACCTATCTACCTGGCTAGCTGAACTTGGCGACCTATCCGGTATCGTACATGACCTCAATAGTGATCAAGTGATCGGCGGCAACCAACGTAGCAAAGTCTTTGACGTAAACGCCTGTGAGATTGTGCTAACTGAACAGTACGCCAATCCTGACGAGCAAGGCACAGTCGCACTCGGCTACATTCTTTGGCAGGGCAACAAGTACGCCTATCGTCAAGTACGATGGGATGAGCGGCAATGTGAATCGGCTAATGTAATTGCCAATCGTGCAGGCGGCGAATGGGACTTTGAGCTTCTCGCCCAAAATTTTATGGTGGATGACCTCTTGGCGTGGGGCTTTGAGCCGGTGGAGTTAAACGGCATGGTCGTTCCCAGCTTTGAGCCGGTGGACGAAAGTGAGCAACCGCGCCTTGACCAGCGGTCGCCGATCACGTGTCCGTATTGTCAAATGGAGTTTATACCCAAATGAGCGTGGATTTACGCGTAGATTGGTGCAGCTATGAGGCGGCGAAGTACGCCGTGGAGAAGTGGCATTATTCGCGTTCCATGCCTGCGGGAAAAATGGTAAAGGTGGGGGCGTGGGAAGATGAGGTATTTATTGGTTGCGTCATGTTTGCGTGGGGTACGAACAAGAACATTGGCGATCCATACTGTTTGAAAATGACAGAGATATGTGAATTAGTCCGTGTTGCCCTTACCCAACATACATCACCCGTTAGCCAAATTGTGACAAAGGCCATTGATTTACTTAGACGGCAATCTCCTGGTTTGCGGCTCTTGGTAAGTTATGCCGACCCTGGACACAAACATAACGGAGCGATTTATCAGGCGATGAATTGGGTGTATGTGGGGATGCCAAGCGGAACAATAAAGTGGCGCGCCAATGGTCAGCACAATCGAAAATTTGGTACGAATAAGTCGAGGGCCATCGCCGCACTTGGCCCTAATGTCGTATTTGAGTATGACGTTGCCAAGCACAAATATCTCTACCCGCTTGACCGTGCCATGCGCAAGCAAATCGCACCACTCGCCAAGCCGTATCCAAAGCGTACATGCGGGCCAAGTGTCGAAGGTGACACGTCTGACGACCAGTTAGAAGGGGCAGGTTCAATCCCTGCGACCCGCTCTGCATTCGCGAAAATTCCGAATGAGTAGCAAGTACACAGCGCAGCAGTTTTTGGAGGTGATTCCCGGTAGCGGTGGCATTGTCTCAACCATAGCGAAGCGGCTCGGCTGTGATTGGCATACTGCTGATACCTATATCAACACGCATCCAACCGTCAAAGCCGCCTATGAAGCTGAGCGCCAATCTATCCTTGACCTCTGCGAATCAGTCGTCTTTCGCAATGTACAGATAGCGCAGGAGTCACAGCGCAACGGCACTGTAGGCGATACGTCAGATGCTAAGTGGGTACTATCCAGGCTCGGTAAAGAGCGCGGCTATACGACAGGGCATGAGGTAAGCGGGCCGGAGGGTGGGCCAATCATCTTTGAGGTAATTTACGGTGACGACAAGACTTAAAATACGTCTACATGAACCGCATAAGCAACAAGCCGCCTTTAAGCATAGCCATGCAGGGCGTAAGGTGATTGTTGCCGGCAGACGTGGCGGTAAGACAACGGGTGTAGCTGACGTCGCCATTGAAGCTATGTTGCAAGGACACCGCGTACTGGAGGCAGCGCCTACGGCTGACCAGACGACGGCCTTTTGGGATACGTGTAAGAAGGCTCTGGCTGAACCGATTGCAGCAGGGGCTATCTATAAGAATGAATCAAGCCGCCTCTTGGAAATGCCAGGGGGCAAGGGGCGTATCCGTTCTAAGACAGCCTGGGATGCTGATAGCTTACGCGGCGACTATGCTGACCTACTCATCCTGGATGAGTACAGCATCATGCATCCATCGGCCTGGGATGAGGTAGGCGCGCCCATGCTCCTGGACAATGGCGGCGATGCCATCTTTATCTTTACGCCCAAACGTAAGAACCATGCTTTCCAACTCTATCAGCGCGCCGTTGGCGATGATACGGGGCGTTGGGCAGCTTTCCACTTTACGAGCCATGATAATCCCTTCCTGGATAAGACGGCTCTAGCTGAAATCACACAGGATATGGGTGAGGAAGCCTATCGCCAGGAGATTCTAGCTGAGTTTCTAGAGGGTGAGGGCGCTGTATTTCGCAACATAGAGGCTTGTATGCACGCGCCTACTACCACGCCACACGCCCATCGTGAGCATACGCTCGTCATGGGCGCTGACTGGGGCAAACAGGCTGATATGACGGCGCTATCGCTCGGCTGTGTGGAGTGCCGCGTAGAAGTGGCGCATGACAGGTCCC